TCCTCACCGCCAGGTGCAGGAACTGGGGCGTCCACTGTTTGATCGCCAAGCTCTCCTGCAACCGTTTGAGTCGGATCAGTTGTGCCGGCTGGAGCAGTGGTTGGTTGTGTACCACCCATACCCTGAGGGTCTGGTGGTAGTTGAGGCGAAACCTCCTCTTCATCTTCCTGTTCAAAGAAGAAGTCCGAGGAACCCATAGCTTCCTTCGCAATTACTTTTTTAATGTAAGGGGTGAGTTCTTCAATTAAGGCTTTCTTCGCATCGGCCTCTGCGATTTCCTTAAGCTTTTCAGCGTCCCTTACTGCTTCTGTAAAAAGATCTGTCATTCTATTTCCTTAAGTGAATTAGGCGCCACCACCAGAAGGAGTCGAGGTGCCAAGACCAAGAGAGCCAATGGTTTGACGACCAACGTTTTCTCTTGTGTCGGATGGAGAAGCTAATCCATCTCCACCAAAGGGCCCGCCGCCGCCTTGGGCAGCTTGAGTTACACCAACGCCTTCTGCTGGAATATCAGCTGGGTTTTGACCTTCGGCTGGAACTGCGATGTTTGGAGCATACGGCGAACCTGGTAGACCACCACCGCCAACCACAACCTCATCGAGATTTGGTGCAAGCTCATAATCTCTGCCATAGTTTGTTGGGAGATCCCAGTAAGCAATTGCCTGAACATCGGTACCTCTTCCAGAATCGATCGGGTCTGAAGCATCAAGCGGACCAATCAAAACTGAATTAGCCTGTTCCTCCAATAGAGCATCGTTAATTTCATTACGGTAAATTGGAGAACCTGGGTGTGCAGTTTGTAGTGATTCGGTATCAGAAGAACCGTTTCCACGGGTAGTGGATGGGACATCAACTTTGAATTGTTCGAATGGCATTGCTTGTTTCCTTGCTTACTATCTGCTTACTAAATATTACGTCACTAAAAACTTTTACTTATTCTCATACTTTCCGAATGCTAAAGCTGCCCAATGATTTTTTGGACGGTCGCCACTAAGAGCATTTAGTTGGGCCTGATCAATCTGTTCTACCTCTGGACTTGCTTGTTCGCCGAGATAAACACCACCTCCGCCGCCCATTTCTGTTCCAAGTTGCGATTGTAGGGTCGTCATTGCCGTGTCTGCAAAAATACTTTCCATCATTGCAGCTTGTTTTGGGTCACCTTGAGCGGTCTGCATAGCTGCAATACGAGAAAGTTCCCTAAGTCTTTCATTTGGTGTCATATGACCAACAGAAGAGAATGGTGGTTGCGCCGTGGTAGAATTTTTAGTAACCTGTCCTACAAAATCATTTGGAGCAACCCTAGCTGTTGCAGCAACTGGTTGAACATTTTCTTTGATTACATTGTCAAATGCACCTTCTGTTATTAATTCTCTGATGCACTCTTTTAAAATTTTCTTGAATTGTGTTCTATTAAGCTTCATTTTACCTGTTCCCGTATAAAGGCTCTATAGGTAAATTATTCTGCTCATTTATTATGTCTTTGTTTTATTCTGTTAAAGTCGATAACCATATTTGTTACCAATGCCCTGCAATACTTTCTGCCAAGTCTTTTCATCAATGAATTCAAGGACGTCTTCTAGCAATTCATAAGTTGAAAGGTTTGCTTCGGTTCTAAACCGATCAAGTATCATTTGACGCTTTCGAACAGTGGAAGCCTCTTGTAATTGATTTCTAACGGCCCGCTTTACCATTTCTTTAAGCTGCGTTTTTGAAATACGTACAGGTTTTTTTGATTCATTTTTCGGAACGCAGTTAGGTACTTCTTTCCCGTTTTGGGTTTTCATACCGACCATTTCGTAACCATCCCAGCATGGATTATCTTCACCACTTTCTTGCAAGCCGGATTCCTTAACAGCACCCCAAGCTTTTTTTGCTGCGGTTTCTTTGCTGTCGCCCCCGTCACGTGCACTGTGATAAACTGCCGTCCACTGACTGTAGTCGTCTTCTGGTAGATCTTGTACGCTTTTTGGATATTTACTCTTTGGCATTTTACTCTATCAAATCCATTCAATTCCAAGGACTTCCATAATACCAGAAGCCAAAGACCACGCAGTTTCTTCAATGCTCACATCCCCGTATCTGTCGTTCCATTCGTCAAGAACATTTTCAACCTCTTCGTATTGGTCATCAGAAAGTTCGTCTGGCTCTGGAGCGTTGATAAGGGCTTCTATGGTAGCTCTAAGACTGCCCGCAGATGCTGTACTTCCCGCTCCTGGATTATCAGATAGAGTCATGGCATATTCAAACGCAAGAGAGTCGGCACCCTGAAGTTTCATGTTGAAAGCTTTGCCATCCATTAAATCTTCAAAAACATCTTCCGATGGAAGATCACCCCAAGTCATTGTTTTTTCATTGAGTTCACGATCTTCTTTTTTCATTGCCTGTGTAATTTTTTTTCGACGATATGCAAGATACGCATCAGAACTATCAATATCACCATCGTTGTCGATGTCACGAATTTGACCGACCCCTACCTTTTTCCCCGTTTCAGTTTTCCCAACTGGGTCAAGTGCTTCCTTGACAGCTTCTTCAATTATTTGTTTTATAGTAGTCATTTTAGCAAAGCCCTTCCTTTTCACTTTGAAGAATTAACTTTTCGAGCTTGGTAAGATATTCTTCTTCTTTAGCATCAACCATTTCTTCGTTGTCAACATCTCGATCAATATCTATGCGACTCTCTAATTCCATACCACGAGCCGATTGCTTCATTGCTTGTCGTTTTTTAACAACCTTGGCTTGTTTTGATCTTTCTCTTTCCTTTTCAAGATGCTTTTCAAGTTGAGATGGACTCATCCTCCTGTCAGCCCCTGTAGTAGATCGACTTTTTTCACCAAGATCCATTTCTGTTAATTTTTTTCTAATGATCTTGCGGACCATTTCTTTTAGTTGCGCTTTCGTAACCTTCATTGCTGCATCCTCTTGCAATTTTTCCTGAAATTTCTTAATGAACCTTGCTACACTTTGTTTTGCCCCTAATCCAGCAACAAATTCTTTGGTAAGAATTTCTTTGCCGTTTTTCTTTATTGAAACTACAAACTTGACATTATCAATTCCCATAACGCTCACAAATTCAGCTTTAACATCAGCTTTAAAATCGTTAGAAATTTCTACAGTGGCAAGTGCAGAGCCACCATATGCATTATTTCCGAAAACTTTTTTCAGATGCTTGGAAAGCGACAGCATCTTATGATGCCTATCCCTTTTACGCTTGGAATCTCGACGTATTTGAGCAAGTTCATCAGAAAAGGTTTGGCCGTGCCTTCCCCTGTAGGCCGAAGCCTGTCTACGAGAAGCCTCACGGCCAGCTTCTATTCCCTTTTTGATTGTGGGATAAAATACAGGAGATACCTCAGTCAATTCTTCTTTGACTAAGTCAGAAATGAATCCTTGTATTCTATCCCTATCATTCACTTACAGCTGCCCTTGCAGTTCCGGCACTGACAGCAGCCACAACAGCAGCAACAGTGCTCAGAGTTGAAAAGATTTATTAAACGGTGGAGTAGACCCTTCATTATTTACCTCTCTTATGGGGAAATTTATTCAATTATTGCGATGAAACGAAATTGCCTTGATTGGTAACGACGAAGTCGATGGACAAGAATTCCAAAGTTCTGGTTGGAACAAGGAAAATCTTTCCACGAACCGTTCTGTTTTCAATGTCGGCTTGTGTAGTAGTTGTGGTGTCAATTCTTACAAGGAATCTCTCCACGCCTCTCTGGTCCTGCACCCTCTTCAAGATTGGGTTTACCAACTGAGAAAATCTTGCAAGCGTTTCGGCACGACCAGGTTCGAATACGAAGCGTCGAGCAACACGGCGAACATCTCTTCTAAGTTGAATGAGAAGTCTACGTACATTGACTCTCTCAAGTGCAGAATCACGAGCAAGTAGAGTACGCTGACCCCAGACTACAACACCATCCGATCCTGCAAAGGATACAAGTGGGTTAATCTTGACATCTTGAAGCGCATCCATGTTGTCACGGGACAATGGAAGCGTAGATTCTTCAGTTGTCTGTAGGGCGCCACGTGCAAAACCTGCTGGGGCAAACCATGGGAATCCGACTGCATCATTGAGACCGAATGCACCAAGAACAGCAACCGAAGGCGGAACCTGTCGAATAGTGTTGTTGAGTGTATCCCTCAAGATTACGTCTGGGAAGTAAGCTGCTCCGAAGGAAGTGTTCAAACCTCGATCACGGTGCTGATTTGCGGTAAATCTAACGCTCAAATCCTGTGAGGAAGCAGTAACGAGTTGATTTGTGGTGTCATACTCTGGAAGATCCATGATGTACATTGCATCAAATCTTTCCTCGATAAGCTGTAGAGCGTCATCGGTGATCTGTGGATGTCTAATTCCTGGGATGGTAAGAAGTTGGATATCAGTTTCGGTGTCGTCGGCAATGATATCCAAAGCGGTATCATAAGCCTTTACGGTAGGACCATTCGACACTCCCCTGTTTGTGTTGTCCATTTCTTCGATAATTGCGAGGTTGGTAAGATTGGCAGTGTCTTCATCAAAGATTCTAACACCATCAAATCCGCCCTGGATAATTCCGCTGAACTTAGCAACCTGCCTTACAGATGAATCCGACAAATCGTCAGCTGTCAATGCTCTAACCGAACCAGAGGTAGCTACGTTTCCGGCTCTTACATAACTCCAACTTACAAGCTGGGTAGTGTCAGCAAGATTCGTGATCGGATCTCTTACGATCCTGATGTTCTCAAGAGAGAATAGGTTGTTATTGAACCTATCCGCATCAAGAATACCGGTTTCTGCCGCATCTGCCACTCCTTCATTGTCGCTGACGACAACATTCAACCAATCAGTCTGATGCTTAGGGAAGAACTTGGTGAAGTTGGCAATAGTTCTTTCTGGCTCGGTTGTTGAGTTTGGCTCTTCAACTGAAAGCTGACGAGTAAACTGAATACCCCAATAGAGGCCCTTGTCTACACGACGGCTGGTAACCGAACCAAGGTTAAGGCTTCTGCGGAACTGAACTGGCATCTGTACGACATTGTGAGCTGGATCAGAAGAGCCAGTAATAAGAACGCTGTCTGCAAGTGCTTCGCCTAATGGAGCCAATGGTGCAGTTCCCGAGGTTACCAAGTGTGGAATTCCTCTGAAACCAAGCGGAAGAGCCGAAGCATCCAACTCAACGTTTTCAACGTCTGGCGAGACTTCTACTCTGATAACCTTGGACTGGTTTGGATACTCGCCAGTAGTTTGAATCTTCTGGTTACCTTCGGCAGCATCAAAGTTGTAGAAGGTGTTGAGGTCACCAATCACTCTAGCAATGTAATTGTCGGAGCTTGGATTGAGTGAAAGCCCTCTCCAAGCCTCAGTTGCCTCACGTTTCTTATCGATGTCGTTGAAACGACGGATGAGAAGGTCGAAAGTTCCATAAGGGTTTACATCATTGATTGCCGGAACAATGTTTTCAACAGACCATTTGACCTGATCGTTGCCCCAAGCACCGTCATCCAAAAGATGAATTCTGAAGAGATTTCTTGGCTTGCCGCCAAGCCTCTGTGAAACAATCCAAGGTGATTTTGGCGTAGTGTATCTATCTTCCCAGTTTTCATAACTTGGTACTACGGTTGAGCCGGAGTTTCGAGACAATGAACCAGTTGCCAAGAATGCGATTGGTTCAAATCCAGCTGCCAAACCTCCACCTACAACTTCATCAGTAGTGGTATCGAC